CGTTGAAGGCGTTCTTGGCCGCCTGGGAGCCGCCCGCCGCCTGGAAGGCGAGCTTTTGCATCTTGTCGAAACTCATCGCCGCGCTCTCGACGTCGCCGCCCGTCTGCTTGGCGACGTTGGTCAGCGCCGACATCGCCGTAACCGACAGGCCGGTGCTCTTGGAGAGCTCGCCCAGGCGCGCCGTTGATGTGACCAGGTCTTCCGCGAAGTTCAGCACCGCGCGGCTCGCCAGGATTGAGGCCAGGCCGGTCAGCACCGTGGCCGTCGTCTTGGCGGCGGCCGCGATGCCGCCCAGGTTCTTGTTCGCTACGCCGACCGCACGCTGGAGGTCACTCTCGAACTTGGCGATGTTGGCGCTGAGTTCAACGACCAGATTACCGAGTGCCATCGTTCCCTCCCAACATTCGCTTCAACGTGGCCGATACCACCTTCGGGTCAACCGGCTCCAACTCCTTCTCGTCCTTCGCCTCGCTCTCGTCCGGTGCCAGCGTCTTGATGATGTCGCTCGGCATGATCGGATCGACACCCTCGGAGCGATGGATGTTTGTGAGCAGCGCCGCCAGGGTGCCGATGCGGTAGTCCGCTCGGCTCTCCGGCAGCCCGCGCAGCATCGCGTATGCCATCCACTCCGACAGCTCCGGTGACGTCAGCTCGTCCAGGAGCTCGTCGGGGTGGAGCCGCCCCAGGGCTACGCAGAGGTCGAAGGCGAAGAGCCGGGTTGGCCGGCTTCGGAGTTTTTTGCTAGCACCTCCAGGGCGTTTTCGGCCATGCCGTTCAACCGCTGCGCTACCGCGTGCACGCGCGCCAGCGCCACGGCGCTCTTCTGGCTCAGCGCCTCGACCTCGGCAGGGTGGTCGAAGAGCTTCGTGCCGTCCGCGTCGATGGCGCAGGCCGCAACGAGCCTCGCCATCATGTCGTTCAGGTCCAGGCTGTTCTTCCCGTCCTTCGACACCAGGGACGTCGAATACCGGTCGCGCTCGCGGCCGGTGAGTGTGCGAACGCGGACGGTGTCGTTGCCGCTCTCGGCATCGGCCCATTCTGGGACAGGGACATCCTCGGTCTGGATGTCCCGTGCGTTCAGGATCTGTTGCTTCGTAAGTAGGCCCACAGTCGTCTCCGTCTAGCTCCCGGCCGCCGCCAGGCTCAGTCAATCAGGTCCAGGTCACGTCACCCGTGATGCGGATCTCGATGGGACGCTTGTTCGAGGCGTCCACTCCGGCGTTCAGGCCCGCCTTCTTCACGTAGCCGTTGAACGTCGCGACATGCGTGTCCGGCAGCGTGAGCTGGAATTGCTTCTTCGCCTGGGACGCCTGCGCCGCGATGCACGCGAGCTGGCCGGCGTCACCCTGGTCGTAATCGACCTCGGCCGCGAACGTGCCGTTGTCGCGCAGGCCGATCAGGAACTCCTTGCTGGTGCTGTCGAAGTTCGACACGTCGATGTCGGCCGCGGATCCGTCGAACGCGGTGAACGACCGGACGTTCGAAACCTTCGTCCAGGTGACCGGGGTCGCCGTGCCGCCGCTCGTGTACGCCAGGCCGGTCGAGTCGTAATTGACGGCGAAGGTGTTCGCGGTCTTGTTGGTCACGACGGCCTGCAACCCGTTCATGGCCGAGATCGTTCCGACCAGAGCCGCCAGCGTGACAACGTCGCCGTTGTTGAGGCCGTGCGCGTTGGACGTGAAGATGGTCGGGTTGCCGACTGCGGCGGCCGTGATGGTCTTTGCGCCCGACGTGCTGCTATTGACCTTGAGGGTTGCGCCCTGGGCGGTGATTGCCGTGGAAGTCATGCTCAGCTCCTAGGTTGCCAGATGTTGAAATCCTGAGTGCTCCGGTAGAGCTTCACCTCTCCGTCGAACACCTCTTGCTTCGTCTCGAGCGGCACGACCACGATCGGCGCTGCAATCGCGAGCATCGCGTCGATCGCCGACTGTGCGAGCGTCCGAGCCTCCAAGTACCCTTCGGCGTACACGTCGATCTGCACCCGCTCGGACTCTATCGGAATCCCGTCCGACAGTGTGACCTCGGGGGTGTGCCCGACGCCTCCGTAGATGGCGAAGGGCGGGAGCGTGCCGTCCGGTGCGATCTTCGGGTAGACGTTCACTCCGAAGATCGGCGTGAGCGCCGCGACGACCGCCTTGGGAACTGAGGTTGGATCGGTCATGTCGGGATCCACCAGTGGCACTCGTCGGCAGCCTGGCGCACGCCCTCGGCGAGCCCGGCCTTGATGAGCTCCAGGCACTCGGCTTTGTCGGCCTCGAACGTCGGACGCAGGTACGGGGTCGCCCGCATCTTGGCGGTGCCCTTCTCGACCCACCACCAGTAGTAGGCGTCCAGGTTCTGGTGCTTCTTGCCGACCGATTGTTCCTTGCGGCCGTGTCGCACGGTGACGATGTACGTCACCTGGAGCGTCGTGACCTCCACGCCTGGCTCTGTCGCCCGCTTGACGATCAGCGCCCGGTGGAGCGTCCCTGGCGGCGGGTGCCCCTCCTGGACCTTGCCGTGGTAGTAGGGCGCGCGGATGCGCGCGTCGTCCCTGATGAGCTGAGCGGCAGGCAGGACCGCGTGCGCCAGGTGCTTCCCGGCCAGGGTGCGCGGGAGCTTCTTGAAGGCGAGGGCCATTTCATTGAGGCCCCGCACGAACTGGATTTGGACGCCGTCTGTCATCCGGTCGCCAGACCTTCGACGGCCAGGAGCTCCATCACGCGGTGCTTCTCGTCGATGTCGCTGATGCGCGTGATGTTGAAGAAGTGCTCGACTCCCTCGAAGTCGGTGTAGACGATCCGGTCCTTGGCGGTGAGCCCCGGGAAGTACCGGATGGTGATGATGCGCTCGTTCTCCGGCCGGATCACCGCGCCGGCCAGGACTTCGCGGCCAGCCTGAGCCGCCACCGCGCCCCAGGTCTTGCCCAGGGTGGTCCAGGTGGTCACTTGCTGGCCGGCCGCGTCCTGGTCGCTGTCGCGGCGCTGGACGACCAGCCGCCTCCGCAGGTTGCCCGCCATCAGCACGTCAGTACCTCACGACGCGGATCGGGTCGAGAAGCCTGTCGATGTAGGGCGGAACCTGGATGGTGCCGCGCGTCATAATGACGTTCGACTCGCGCAGTTCGTAGCAGGTGCCGATGTTCGCGAGCATCCATTGCCTGGCGCACGCGGGTACGTCCTCTGGATCATCCCCGTAGCCGCAGGTCCACTCGATGATGACCGCGTTCGCCTGCTCGCGAGTTGTGGGCCAGACCGTGCCGTAGGCCGGCAGGATGCGCGCCGGCTCGCTGACGCTGTCCACCAGGAGGTCCGTCGACACGTTCATGTTCTGGACGACGCCATTGACGTCGACGTAGCTCAGGAGCGTCACCGCCTGGAGCCTGGGGAACGGCAGGTAGATCTCGTAGCCGGTGGTCCCGTCCGGCCGCATGATGACGAGAGGCCCTGGCACGGTCCCCCACTGGGGCCGTACCAGGTTGACGACGACAGGTTCATCGACGGCCGCGGAAACTCGTCGAGCACCGCTCGCCACTTCTGCGTGATGAACGCGCGGCGCGTCGCGTTCTCACACATTTCCCGCACCGCCTGGATCGCCATTTCGATCTTGTCGGTGGTCAGGAGCTCGTCGTTGTCCTCGCGGATGTGCCAGGCCGCCTGGTCAACGGTGATGGGCTCCTTCGCGGGCGGGGTGACGTTGACGACCGGCATGGGCTACTTCCTTTCGGGTGCCTTCCGCGCCGCCGCCTTCTCCCGGCCAGGGGCCGCCGACTCCACGTCCTCCGTCGTCGCCCATTGCTCGCGCACGGCAACGACCGCGTGTTCCTCGGCGAGCTCCACGAAGTCCGGTCCGGGCACCAGCTCGATGCGCCCGCTCTCCGCGTCCCAGAACGCGCACGGTTGCAGGATCCTGACGCGCATTAGACGAGGCCTCCGACGCTGGACGCCGCGCCCTCGACGAGGATTGCCTGGGCATCGAGCCCGGCCGCCGCCGCGTTGGACGCAGGTGTGATGGTGAGACGGACGTAGCGCTTCGGGCCGTTGTATCCGAACACGAAGCACTGATTGTCCTTCGTGCCGTCGAACGTCGCGCCGGCCAGCGTGCGAACCAGGCCGAGCTCCTTCGTCGTCACGGCCGTTGTGTCCGAGAGGTTCGCCTGGTCGCCGTGCTCCAGCGACGGCGTGAAGGTGGCTGCGCCCGTGGTGAGCGTGCTGGCGTGGATCAGGAGCAGGACGCCCCCGTATCCCGCCCGGTCAATGATCGGGCCGACCTGCGCGACGTTGCCGGCTGGCGTGCACTGCGCCAGGGCCTCAACGACCTTGCAGTTGGCCAGTGGGTCTTTCATGTCTGCTCCCTTCGTTCAAAATGGGGCGGCCCGCGTGGGCCGCCCGAGTTGCCACAGGTATCGACTAACCCTCCCCGGATCAGGAGGCCGAGAACTTCAGGAGCTTGATCGCCTCCGAGTTGACGACAGCGCCGCCCAGGCGCTTCACCGTATAGAAGGTGATGTAGGGC